CTTTGAAAAGTTAAAGTTTTAAAGTTTGTATAAGGTAGAATTATATCAGCTATCTTAATTAAATCTCTTCTAGTCTTGAGACTTCTAAGATTATACTTGCTGATACCGGTTTCTTCACTTAAGAAATGTAGGAATAGCTCTTTGGATATACGCGGTTCTGATGCACTGAATAGATTGATCTTATATTCCTCTGTTAATGTTTTTCTTAGGTTAATTTGCTCTTTACTAAGATGCATGATCTGCTTTGTGGACTTTACATCATTCTTACAATACTCAATTATGGTATCCAGTTGGTCTGGAGTCACGATAGAATGATTGTGCTCTATAGGCATGTCCAATAAGTTTGGCCAGTCCATAGAGTATTGTATCCACTTTAAGCCGGATCTTTTGGCTGCATTGTCCCAGTGATTAAGTTTGAAGACATCTATTTGCCTTATGCTGAGATCCTTTTCAGAGAACTCTGCAAACCGATTCTGATCTTGACCCTCTATGATCTTTTGGGCCCGGGTATAAATCCAGTTTGCTATTTCTCCTCCAGTTAATCCCTGCAGATAAGACTTAGCTCTTAAGATGTGTTCTGATATCTGAGAATCAAATCCCAGTCCATTAAATGAGATATGCCATTCTCCTTGCTTTTTGCATTGCTCAAGGAATTCTATAAGCTCTGCAAACTGATTACTCAGCCGGCTTATAGAGAATGTCTTAACTTCAGTCCCTGTATAGTGCTCCGCTACCAATACGGTGCAGTCTACAAGAGTCTCGTAATCCATTACCCAATGATTTTTGCTCATGATAGTTTTTGTTCAGTTTAGCTGTTCCCCCTATATATTTTAGACACGAAAAGGGTAGATTTCTCTACCCCTTATGTGTCTTTGGTTTTTGTTTTTGAGATTTATGCTGGCATTATGATGGTAGGTTTTGGTGCTTCAAGGACTGCTCCTTTATCAGCTAACATACTCATGTAATCAACTGTTTTAGAGTTGATAGCAAAAGTTTCAATAAATGCCATAATTTCTACTTGCTCTATAATGTAATAGTTCATCATGACTTCTGTCATTCTTCTTTCTTGTTTGTGAACCTTAGGGTTCCCGTTCTCATCTTGGCCCGGATTTTTTCTTTTTTCCGGATCACCATTGTCATCTAATTTGACAAACATGTTGTATTCATTCTTTTTGAATGCTGTAACAACTTCTAGTACTTTTTTATCCCTCCAATAGATTGCATCTATGTATGGACAGTCTGCCTTAGCCGGTATTAACCTGAAGCTTTTTTCGCTAGTCTCTGGTGAGAAAGGCACAGTCACCAGTAACATTGATTTTAAATCACTCATATTTCTTTTTTAGGGTTACAAATTACTACTTTTTGCATTCATAGGCAAATCTTTTATGCTTACAGTTAAAGTTTCTTGCTTTAGATCTAATTTAGAACAAAGTTCTTTTACTTCCCTTAGCAAAGATTCTTTTACTTGTATCATTTCAGCATACATTGAATAGTATTTTTCCGGATACAAAAAGCTTTCTATATAAGCATAGTTAGAATCTCTTTTGCCATAAAAGGCTTCAATTTTCTTCTTATATCCTCCACTTAATTCAGAATATTTACTTTCAATGATTTTCTTCCAGTCGCTGCCATATGAAGAGAAATCAAATACATATACGCCTTTATTATCTTCTACTTGTTTAAAATCATAAAAGAGTTTATTCTTGTATAGTTTTTCTTTCTCAAATTGTAAGAACTCAACATCATCTCGGAGATGATATAAACATATCAGTTTCATATCATGTCTTGAATAATGGCCGGTCCATTCCACATAAGTCTCTATAGGTGTAACACTTGCTCCTCTTTTTATCTCTAGGATTGGATAGAGGAATATCCTGCTTTTTTGAAAATAGTCTTTGTACAGAGATGTTATTGCCATAGTTATTATAAAATTACTTGGCCTGTCTCAAACTCGTAAGGTAAATTATACTTATTGTTTTTATAGTGCCACTCTGCTTCATCTAACTTTTTATTTAAAATATCAAGCCAAATAGCCATTGTAACTTTACTTACTTCAAAAGGGTAAACTTGTGTATACTTGTCTACTACTATAAAGTTAAAAACTATATTCCAATCAGCATTCATTATATCCTTTAGCATGTTTTTAACAAGCTTATGATAAATTGCTGCCTGAAGATTGTAGTTATAGTACTCAATAGTTTCTTTGAAGTCTGAGATGGTTTTACCAGTAGTCTTAAGGTCATTGATGTAAACGGTTTTGTTATCATAATCTACCTTAATATTATCTATAATACCTTTCAGTCCGAAAGCTCTACCTAATACACTACTCTCTAGAGACAGCTCTAGTTCATTGTATATTTTAGTGTTTTCCATCTCTGATCGGTATGTCCCAAGAAGATCAGTTATTTTACTGTCATTCTTAAGTACATCTACTGCTTCATTACATCTTTGTAGTGTCTCACCATCTATTAGATCTTTTGATCCCTTTAGCTTTAAGAACTCAAAGTAACTGATGTTTTCCTCTGTTATAATTTTTGCAAATCTCTGTGCATCTGTTTTAAGAGATTGGTGTAAGTTGATCTGTTTAAGTATCTCTAAAATATCTTTACCAAAATCATCCAGAGTACCTATTGTTCCAAAAGAACTAAGAATATGCTCCTTATGTTTTTCAAATATTTTATCAATAACTAGTCTTGAGTTGCCTGTGGGTAGAGTAGATGGCAAAAGTATGAAATTTTTTTCAAAACTACCATCATCAAGCAACAAATTGTGAATAACTTTTCCATCTATTAAATAGCTGTCAAGTTTCTCTTCCCTCTGTTGAAGGATGTAATGTTTATAATAGAGCTTAGGTGAGAATACTATTTTATTCAAGCCTGAATAACTTAAGTACAAAGGCTTGCTATAAAACTCTTTCTCTAGCTCTTGCGGTGATTTTACTGTTTCTGTCATAGATCTGTTATTTGTGTCTCCGTCATAGGATCAGCCACCGGGATTGCAGGAGTCTGTAAACTATCTGTTTCTTCTACTTCTTTTATAATCTCTTCTATTGGTGCTATACCTGTTGGTACAAAATATGTACTTACATTGGTTGCGCTCTCATCTAATAGTTCTTTAGCTTTTGCCATTACTATATTAAGATTGCTTCTTGTAAGTAATTTCTTGTCTTTTAATCTTTCTATAATATCATCAATATCTATACCATGAGTAGCATTAAGATTAAAGAACTTGAGAAAACTCTTAAAGTTAACATGAGTTTTGCTATCACAATTATAGATTAACTTATGATTATAATAGAAGAGCATCAATAGATATACAGCTGATTTCTGATAATCACAATTGGCCATAGCTTCCATAGCTACTCTATGATCATGAGTATCATTACTATTAAAAAGATTATTTACTCCCTGATACATTTCCTCATCAATTACTGTTCCTCCATCATTTAAAAGAGCAAGTAATGCATCAGAATGATAGATGTCTTTACCTTCTAATAAAGCAAAATTTGCTTTTTGTTCAGCTGACATAGTATATATTTTCGTTCTTCTTCCATTATCTTCACAGTTTGGTACTAACTCATTATTATTATCATCGGTATCACCCGGTTCAACAATATCTAGTTTATACTTACCAATACCATGGTTTTGAAAAGTATAGGTATCCTGTAAAATAATAGCAGAATCAGGATGATTAGCAAGGTCACTTATAAGCTTTACATAACGAACATCTCCTACTTTTGTAGCCTTCTTTAAATAATCAAGAAAATACTGTCTATGCATAAATGTTGTAGAAAATTCATAATTATAATATATTGCACCACCTTCTGCTGTATCCGGATGCATAAAAAATACATCAGCAGTTTCTTTAGCTTTTGCTATAGATATTTTATGTTTATCACAGAATGCCTTAAGCTTAAATCTTGGAATATTGCTATCAGGATATATGAATAACCTTTGTTTGGCTATAGGAGTATACTTTTTCTTTAATCCTTCTAAAGGATTATCTTTAAATACTTCATCTTCATAATACTCTATTTTTCCTGTACCAATATCTAAGTCTTTAATTCGCAGCATCGTTCTGCCTTGTGGTTTAATCATTGTCATTTTTCTTAAGATTAATTGGGGTTTTTGTAAATGCAAAATCTTTATACTTATCCTTAATTGTGAGTTCTACATCATAGAAATCATTGGATACTCTCAGTGCAGCTTCGTTTACTATCTCTTCCTCTAGTCTTTGATATATCTCAGAAGTAAGCCAATCTTTACTTGCTATGTATTTAGCAAATCTTGTAGAATTAAGATGAGAAATATGGAATAGTGAAGCCTTATCTCTAAAAGAACGGCTAGCCTTAGTTCTAAGATTAACCATATTATGTGAGCCATGCCTAGCTAGTTTCCATATCCAATAGATAGACTTTTGGATATCACAAGTATTAAGAATAAGTTGGGCCATCTTGTGATTACCCTCATCTCTACTTGTTAGCATACCCTTGAGGGTATTATATGTTTCTTCATTTAAAATAGGAGCAGTCTCCCCATCTTTCAGGGGAGTTGCTACTACTGGATAATATTTTTCTACTACTTCTTCCATTACTTCATTGCCATTTTAACAACATCTGCATTAAGCATAAGCTTCTGAAACTTTTGCTTGTTTGCATTTATAATTTTCTTTATGATAATATACTTAAGATCATTGGTGAAGATATCATCTGTAGCATAGCGAATCAATCTATCCGTAACCTTTTGGTTAATAACATTATTTTCTGCATAGTGGATGGTATAGTTAATTAACCTTGTGGCTAATACACTAGCAATATCTGCGCGATACTGTGGACCAACTCCAATACACGATCTGATCTCTCCTATAACATATGGTTCATTATCATGAAGTAACATATCCTTAGGAGTAACTAATTTATCCAATTTATTATTGATAAATGTAGTAAACATAGTACTGAACTCAGGACTAGTAGTACCTTCACCTAACTGCTGAATCAAAGGAAGTTCAGTTGAGAATTCCTTTATTGACATCAAGCTATTGAAGAACATAGTTGCAGTTCTTGCATTAATATCTTTGTTCTTTTCCAACAGTTCAGGATGTAATAACAGGAAGTTAACACAGCGACCATCAATACCTGTCTTCTCAGCCCATCTTGCCCATACTTCAACATTAAACTTATAGTTTACATTGATAACACGAGTCTTTTGAGCATTATCTAACGCAGATACACTATATTCACCATTATCTGGATTAGAAGTTAATAACACAAATGAACCAGCTGGTAACTTCCAGTTATTGTAACTTTGGTTTTCCAACAATGTCATAGTTGCTTGAATGAACTTCTCAGAAGCTCTACTATAATCATCCAATAACAAGATCAATGGTTTGTCTTTACCTTGGATCCATTCTGGAGCAGCATGAGTCATGCGCTTCTCACCAGTTGGTGCATAACCTGCAGTAATGTATTGAGGAATCGATCCCTCCACTACCCATTTCTTAGTAACTTTATCTTTACTGAGCATCTCATGTTCTTTACAAGGATAACCTACTAAGTCAGATACGTCTTCTAACTCAGCTAAATTTTTCCTTATAACTTCCATATCCAATTCTTTGGCAAGTTGTAATACAGTTGAAGTCTTTCCTCCTCCTGCTTCACCTTCAATGTTTACAGTTTGTGCAGGAAGGTGTCTGCTTATTAGCAGTTGATTATTGTTATGAATATAAGTTAAGAACCCTTTTAGTTCTTCTGCGTTTAAATTGATCTTTTGTGACATATTAATTTAATTTGATTTTAAGACCCTTACAAAGTCTCTGTTTTTTAATTGCTTGATGTACTGCCTGAATAGATATGTTTAAATGTTTAGCTAAATTATTAATGTTTTGCCAAGAAGTAATATTTCCACTTTTATCAATCACTAATATTTGATTGTACTTATATGGTTTTCTATTTCTTGAAGTCAAAGGAGTTATTTTATCAACCTTAACCCTACTCCACAAATATCCAGCAGATGATTTAATTTTTCCATTAGCAGCTACGCCTATAGCTGTATCATTTCCGTTTACTGCTTTAGCAGCCTCTGTTGCGCAAGAAAATTCTTTAATAAAATCACCAGCTAAGTTATACTGATATACAATTCTAGCAGCAGGATTTTTTGATCCTGCTAATTTACCAAGCATTGCTTTACCAATTTTATCTTTAGTACTTTGAGATTTTACTTTACAAGTAGGATCTTGTTCAACATTTATCTTAGGAGAAAGACTTCTAATATAGAAGCCTTCTCTTTCTATGTAATTATCACAATATTCAAGAATATCATACTTAAAAGCTATTTCACCATACTTATTATACAATCTTTGTAGAAATAAATTATAGTGATTTCCTTTTTTTAAAGAATTATGATGTTCTTTTAATCTTACATATAAGTTTTTACTACTTCCTATATAAGAATATTTTTTAAATTGCAATATGTAAACTCCAGGTTTATTAATCAAGTCTTTAAATTTAAGTCTATCTAAAATATTTTTCATGTTACAAATATACAACTTATAACTGAACTAGCCTTAAAAACTTAATTCAACTTGATCTTTAAACCCTGCAAATCTTCATTAATGTTAGACTTTGATGAATGTACCCATAATACCGGGCCCCGGCATTTGTGAGGAGCTGATGCTTCTCCATCTGTTAGATAGATTAAGCAATTAAACTTTCTGAAATTTGCATCATAATAATCCGTTACTGGATGGAAGCTTGTGCCTCCTCTACCATGGACTTTAAAGTCTTCCTTAGGATTGAACTTACCTATGTTAGATATTGCAGCATCACACTGAACTATTATTACTTCGGTACCTGTTCTAGAGATATGATTAATCTCACCTAGGAATTCTTTAAGTTCATTTGTACTTACGGATCCTGAAGTATCTATTGCTACTAGGATTTTTCTTCTTTCTTTGTGCTTAAGTCCAGGATTATCTAAGAATCTGAAGTTAGGTTTTGACTTGGACATTTTGGTGAAGGTTTTTATACTACCTCCTACAAAGCGTCTTAGATAACCCTTCCAGTTAAACTTAGGTGGTTCTAGCTTAGTGATCCTTTCTAGGATCTCTGCCATCTCACTAGGAACCGTGCCACGGCTCTTTTGAACCTGCTCAGATACCTCTTTAAGTATGTGAGCTGTCTGACTATTGATAAGCTTCTTTGTAGCTTCATCTAAGTTATCAAACTCTTCCCAAGTACTGTGATCCGGTAATTGAACTTCCATCTGTCCTCCACCTTTACCTCTTACCTTTACTGTCTTTCCCTTACCTTTACCATCTCCCATTCCTATACCCATAGCAGAAGCTGCAAGCATAGCATTAAGATTAGGACAATTGCCAGCTTTCTTACCCTGCATTAATTTATCATAATAATACTTGGTACCTTTCTTTGGTTCAAGCTTTAGTTCCGGATAAGTCTCTGGTAGTTGTGGTCCTGGTGGTAGCAAATCCTTATCAATATACTGATTGATCTCTATCATTTGTGTTAACTTATAGTTTCCTATAAGATCAGACTATACCTTCATCCTATTAGGATGGTCTATTGTAGTCGTTGAACCTCTTTCTTTAAAGTATTGTTCAAACTTATCTTTCTTTCTTGTGAGACATATAGTAGCATCTTTATAAAGATACTCATAAAAAGCTTTTGCTTTCTTACTACCACTGAAAGATAAGTACCAAATATTGTTTTCTTTTCTTTTGTCTTTTTTAGCTTGATTTATAGATACTTCTCTACTTACTTCTGCTAAAAACTCTTGAGTACCGCATATACCTATACCAATTGAACTATAGACAGTATTTGTCTTATTATAATTCTTAGGATTAGTTATATATACAGTACCATCACCATCAAAGTAACCTCTGATAAAGTGATGTACAAGATCTTTTCTTAACACTGGAAATTTTAAAACTAATGATTTTCTAGGTATACATCCGTACTTTATTAAAGCATTAAACATTATTACACTAGTTAAGTGCACAACATGCACATCTTTATAAGTTTTTGTTTGAAAATTTCCATCTATAGACTTAATAAATTTATCAATTACTTCTTTATCTTTTACTGCTAATGATATAAGCTTTTGACCGGTTTTCTTATTTTGCACACATCCATCTGCATATAAGAAGCCTAACCAATAAGCTTTTTCTTCATTATCAATATTATCAAAGAAGTGATCATTAAAATCTCTTTTTCTATAAACTGAGTTAGTTCTTTTTACAATATTCAATTCTCTGAGCTTTTTATTAACATAAGCTTCAGAACACTTTAACTGATCTGCTATCTTTTGACAGCTTAAACCAGTATTATACATCTGTATAATAAAATTATTAGATACTTGTAGTTTTTTCATACTACAAATATACTAGTTAATTTCAAATACACAAACATTTTTTAAGAAATTTGGCTGCGGATTATCCAATCTTTACTTCTTTTACCATACCCAGTTAATTATTCTGGCCACATTCTATATTACTATGAATGCTTGGTGTGTAAAGTTCTAAGGAACTCCCCGGCAATTTAAGACTTTCTACTATACATTACTGTACAGCGGGACTAAGAGTTAATCCATTGCTATATTAGCAATTTCCTTATCCGTGAGATGATCATAATCAGTAATATGAAAGAATGCTATATGCAATCATTTGTGTTAACTTACACTTTCATGTAAGATCAGACTATCCCTTTACCCTATTAGGGTAGGTTATTATAGTCGTTGAACCTCTTTCTTGGTGTATTCTAATAAGTAATGACTAAATATTAAAAATTTTCTAACAAGACAAATTGTAAAGTCTTTATACATATAATTATGTAAAGCAATACTGTCCATTAGAGAGAATTGAATAATATATAAACTCTTATTAAATACTACATTCTTATTTTTTGTTGGTAAATATGTAACTAGTTCTTTTAAAAAGAACTCAGACCCTGAACAAATTCCAGATTTTAAAATCTTCCACTCATGACTTTTAAGATTCTTATAAACTCCTACAGTACCATCTCCATCAAAATATCCTCTTATAAAATGAGGAATTAAATGTGAAGGTAGTTTAGGAAAAGTTATTATCATTGATTTTCTAGGCATACAACCCAATCTTACTAGATCATTAAACATCTTTGTAGATGTTATTTGAGCTTTCCATATTTCTTTTTGATATTTTTTATGAAACTCTCTAGTAGGCTTGTTTGTAGATTCTATACTTCTCATGAATTTTTCTATCCAGTCATAATCTTTAGAAGATAAAAATATCTTTCCAGATCCTGTTTTGTTTTGTGAAACATTACCATCAGCATATAAAGCACCTAACCAGTAGGCTTTTTCTTCTGTATCTATCACTTCAAAAAAGTTTTCATTACAAGAATATTTCATAGCTGCTTTAGCTATCGTTCTTGATTTTATATTATTCTTTTTTAAAGTAGCATATACAGTTTTTCTGTTTATACGCATAAGATCAGCTATTTTATCAGCAGATAATTTCTGCATTACATAATAAGTTATTAGCTGTTTTTGTTTTTCAGGGGTCATATGCAAAGTATTATGTTGCAATATACCACTAATAATTTAATTATCCAAGAAATTTGGCTGCAGATTATCCAATTTTTATCACTTTTACTATACCACTGTAATTAGCAGTGCCCTAATCTATATTACTATGATTAGTTAGTGGATAAAACTTAAGGAACTTCCCGCAATTTAAACCTTTTTTACATGTACATTACTGCACAAGGAGCCCTTTGAGCTCGTGCTTTAGTAAGCCCATGTGTTGATTAGCACTCAGACTTTCCCAAAATTCTTCATTTAAGTATAGCTGATAGTTTACCCCTTGTCTACTTACGCTGGCTGTTGGCACAACTTTATTATTCCATTGCTTATTCAGCATAATCAGGAATAATCCATAGAAGGGTTCTTTCAGCATTAGATCTTTACTGGCCTTTGCCAGTTCATCTGTTTTATTGCTCATCTTCTTTAATTTTAAAATTGATCTCTATATGCTCTACTAGAGGTATTGACCTTAGAAGTCTCTCTACATCTTTAATATATCTTCTCAAGTATATTATTTTTCCTTCTTTATTCATATGATCAGGTGCTCTTACAAAAAGATTGTAAATATTCTTAAAATCAGGTATTGAAGGAATACCATGGTAATTATGATATTGCACAATAGTTGGACAATGCATTTCCCATGCGCTAAATTCCCAGCCGGATTCCTTCCTTAGAAGTGCTGTTTGTAAAAGATTTTGAGAAAGATCTACTTGATTTAATATATTAAATGCTAGTAATGCGTCCTCTTCCGAGGCCATAAGCATTTTGAGCAAGCTTTCATATTGAGATTCATTTATGATTGTTATTTTTTCATCCTTGTTCATGTTTTTTCTGTTTGTAAAAAGAGCCTAGAATATTCCCATTAAGGAATTTGTCATCCTCCAATACCTCATATTTAAACTGATGCTTTACCTCCTGGTAAGTTAATTCAGTTTTGCTATAACATATTTTGAGCATGGTTCTCTTCATTAATACTCCGTCTTGCTGTGCTTTCTTAAGCACTTCATTACTACTATAGTAATTATTATATGCGGTCTTAGCCACATGTTCATACTGCTTCTTCCTCTTATCCTTAGGTAGATTCTTCTTACTCAGCTTCTTTTTCACAAGAGCTTGGAAGTTCTTCTTACCTATGTAAGCTACAGATTTACCATCTATGATAGCTTCTATCATGTAGATAAATCCTATAGCTCCTGGAGGAATATCTTCATCTCTAAATGGTTTACCCTGATATATCCAACTCATTAGTCTTCAATTAAATCTTTGATCTTATTGATGTTAGCTAAGATATATCTTACATCTTTGGGATGATCTCTGAACCATCTTTTTATATCTGAATAGATAATAGCTTCTGCTATATAATCAGAGTCACTTGTTTGACAACAGTGCTCCAAGTTGTCTATACAAATATTAATGTTCTGATTGATGGCGTCTGCTTCCTTTTCAAAGATACACTCATCCTCTGATTTATATGCTTTAATTATTTCTACTTTCATAGTTCTGAAATTTTTTGATTAATACATTCTTCTGCTACGGTCCAGTTTTCAGGATCTTTTGAATCCATCATTGATAGCAATCTTCCTGCCTCCTTGAAGTCTATTTTTCCGGCACTTGTTAGTAGTTGAATCTTAGACATAAATTTTAGATAGTGTCCAAGTTCCATTTCTAATCGAACTTGTATTGTATGTGGTCCACCTGTATAAGGCATTATTCCCATTTCTACGTGTTTATAAAAATCATAAATATTATCAGGAAGGTTTGCTTTGTCTATAATTAATGTTTTGCCAAAGGGTGTGTTAATACTCATTCCTGTATGACTGCTGGAGTTAATACTTCTTTTAATAATGGTGTAAGAGTTTCTCTAACTTTTGTTAGTGTAGTATCTCTTACAGAATCTGATAAGTCCTTAGACATAGGTAATACTACATAAGGCAG